CTCAAGATCAATTGAAGACTGATATTATCAACTTCATGTTGACTAACCCTGGAGAGAGATTATTCAATCTAGGATTTGGTGCTGGTGTCAGAGACTTATTGTTTGGACCTGATGATGATCTTGCCGCGATAGATAATGGGTTAAGAACGGCTATATTAGGACAATTTCCTCAAATAACCATTACAGACTTAACAGTAACCAGTCCTCCAGAGAGTCACACATTGTACATAATATTGAAGTATTCATTCAATACAACTACTAATCAAATCACTATAAGTATATAACCTTGCCAAAATCCGTAGACATAAAATATCTGAATAGAGATTTCAACAGTTTCAAGCAAGCCTTGATTACTTTTGCACAATCCTATTTTCCCAACACTAATAATGATTTTAGTGATGCATCTCCTGGTATGATGTTCATAGAACAAGCCGCTTATGTAGGTGATGTTTTATCATACTATACGGATGCACAATTAAAAGAATCCTTTATTAACATTGCAAGTAATTATTCAAACATACTTACTCACGCACAAAACTTTGGATACGTTCCTAAGATTAGTAGACCGGCTACAACAACATTGACAGTTTATCAAACCGTTCCATCTAATAATGGTGAACCGGATTATAATTATTGTGTTAAGATTAAAGCAGGAATGCAAATACAATCACAATCAAATTCAGGTGTTACATTTATAACAGAGGATGTGGTTGATTTTACCGATGCTAATGGTAGAACGGTTTCTGTATTAACTACCGATACAACAGGCACACCTCAACTTTATTTATTAACAAAAACAGTTAAGGCTATTAGTGCAAATGTAGTAACTGAAACTTTTCCGTTGGGAACATTTACACCAAATCCAACATTTAATATTATAGATTCTAATTTTATAAAAATAATATCGGTTACTGATAATGCGAACACTTATTATGAAGTTCCGTATTTGGCACAAGAAATGGTGTATGTAAAACAACCAAATGCATCTATATATGATTCAACATTGGCAGGTAATAGTGATGTTACACCATACACATTAAAATTAGTTAAAACCAATAGAAGGTTTACTACAAGAGTAATTGATGTTGATACCGTTCAATTAAGATTTGGTGCAGCAAGTGAGACAACGGCAGATGAAATGATTGTTCCTAATACTAAAAATGTTGGGTTGGGTTTAAACAATTCAATAAATAGATTAGATGCATCTTTTGACCCATCTAATTTCTTAAAAACATCTACATATGGTATAGCACCATCGGGTATAGGAAATACTTTAACAGTAACGTATCTAAGTGGTGGTGGAATTTCATCAAATGTAAAATCTAATGATTTAAGAAAAATAACAGGTATTGATTTTGATGAAGAATTATTATCTTTTAGTAATATATCATTACCTACATATCAACAATCAAAAGCTTCAATAGCAGTAGATAATTTAATTCCTGCTACGGGTGGTAGAGGTATTGAAACATTAGATGAAATTAGAGAAAATGCAATTGCAAATTATGCATCACAAAATAGATGTGTAACAGCATCAGATTATGAGGTTAGAGCGTTATCATTAGACCCTTCATTTGGTAGTATAGCAAAAGTATATGTAGAACAAGATTCTTCAGCAGATATAACTCCTACACAAAATATATTAAGAGATCCTGCTGCTCGAGCACAATTTGTAGCATTCACAAAATCTTTGGTAGGTTTAAGTGAAGCAGATACTAAAATTGCAATAGATACTTTCTTACAATCTAAAGGTACTGTTAATTCAAATAATAACCCATTTGCAATCAATATGTATACATTGGGGTACGATAGTAATGGAAATCTTACACAACTTAATGATGCAACTAAAAACAACCTTAAAACGTATTTAAACGAGTATAGATTGATTACAGATGCAGTGAATATATTAGATGGATTTATTATTAATATTGGAGTTAATTTTCAAATAACAGTTTATTCAAATTATAATAAAAGTGCAGTTGTATTAGCATGTGTACAGGCCGTAACTAATTATTTTGATATTAATAATAGAAAAATAAATCAACCTATTAATTTAAGTGAATTAGAGTTAGAATTAGCAAATGTTGAAGGTGTGGCATCCGTTCCTAGTGTTGAAATAATTAATATTGCACAAGATGGATATTCTCTATATACTTATGATATAAAGGCGGCAACACAAAATAAAATTGTTTATCCTTCAATGGATCCTTCTATTTTTGAATTGAAGTTTCCTAATACGGATATTAAAGGGAGAGCATTATAATGGTATTATTTTATACCGCATCACAAGATGCAACTATATATTTACAACAACCTTACCAAAATACTGGTATAGATGAAGTATTGGAAATATCTAAAGTATATTATGGTGATACACCTGATATGAGTAGAGTATTAATTCAATTTGATAACATTGAATTACCAGATGTTCCATTTAGTGCATCTTTACAACTAAAAATAACTAAAGCAGATGAAATTCCTGCAAGATTTAGTATTGAAGCATATCCTATTAGTGGAAGTTGGGAAATGGGTACTGGTACTCGTTTCGATAATTTAACTACTAATGGTGCAACTTGGATGTATCGAAATGGTGATAATACATCAACTAATTGGTATACAACAATGGATGGTATTACCGCATCTTATTCTCAATTTGTAACAGGTGATAGTAGTGGTTGGGGAGGTAGTTGGTATACAAGTTCGATAGCAACACAATCATTTAATTATAGATTAGATGATATTAATTTAGATGTTACTCAATTCTTTGAAAGATGGGCAGATAATGAATTAGTTAATAATGGAATTATATTAAAGTTTCCAACGGCAAATGAACAAGATACCGTAGATTATGGTAGTATTAAAATATTTTCAAAAGAAACCAATACAATATATCAACCTAAATTAGTAATTACTTATTTAGAAGATGATAGTATTAGTGGAAGTTTAGTGGATATTACAGATTATATTAATAGTAGTTCATATGATGTTCAATATAGAGTGTATTCTCCAAATATTAAAACATCTTATAATGAAGGACAAAAGGTAACTATAAAAGTGGATGCTAGAGAATTGTATCCGGTAAAACAATTTAATTCTACTTTTGCATATCAGGTAAAATATTATTTACCTACAACATCATATTATTCAATTATAGATACCGTAACAAAAGAAACTATAATTCCTTATTCTGATGCAAGTAGAGTAATACAAGGTGAATTTAATAATTTGGTAAAATTAAACTTAACCAACTGGCCTATTGGTAGAAACTACACATTATTGGTAAAAACAATAGATGTTGATAACGAAGAGATTTTTGAAATAGGTTCATTTGATATTTACGAATAATGGCAATAGAAACATCATACATTAATTTTAGTGATTTAAATTCAGAATCAACAATGTCTGCTAAGTTGTATATTGACCAATATGATGCAACTCAATTAGCAAATGCTATTGATATTAAAGTTACTGAATTAATTACAGGATTACCAACTGCAAGTTTAGATTTAGTTCCAAAACCTGTATATGATGCAGAAGTATCACATAGTGCAGATTTACAATTGCAAGTAAATATTTTAACAACAGATAACGATGCATTAAAATCTAGAGTTCAATCATTATTAGCAGATAGTAGTTCTTTATATACTGATAATGATTCTTTAAGAGTTGCCGCAGCTAAGTTACAAAATACAATAGATTCGGTTCAACAAACAACATTAGAATTAAGAACTAACTTAACTACATCTTTAACTAAAGCAATTAATGAAGCAACTGAAAGAACTGCATTAGAAGCAGAGAATGCGGGCTTAACGGCTCAAAAGAATGCTTTAATTAAACAGATTGATACTTTAAACAATTTATTAGCACAAGCAAATGCAACAATACAAGTAGCACAACAACAATTAAGTGCTAAACAACAAGCAGTAGCTGCGGGTGGTGTTTCTACTGGTGAATTATCCACAATAGTTTTTTCAAATGGAGATCCTACTAAGTTAATTCAACAAGGTGTAATGATATCTCAGGATTATGGTGGTGGATATGGAAGTAATGCAAAGGCAGGTCAATTTGCAGCAAGTGGTAATCCATTTGCTAGCACATATCAAACATATTTCGATGTAGTAGCTGGACCTAAAGATATATCTGTTAATATATCATTTAAAGGTGATGTATTACAATCTCCTTGGAATTTAGGAGTATCTTTACCAGTTCAATTAAAAGCAAATCAAACTCAAAGATTTCAAATGGATTCTCCATCTGCATACTTAAATCAATTACCTGGTCAAAATGGTGGTGGATTGTTTTCACATTCATCTCCAACACAATTAAATTATACTATGACTATAACAGCTACAGATATAGACCCTAATGGTAAAATTGAAAACAAAGATTTTGTAATGAGAATATATAATCATAACTAATTATGGCAATAAACGATTTCCAAAATATTGAAAATATTAATCTTAATTTAGATTCAACAGCACAATTAATTGCATCTAAAGATTTAACGATATTCAAAACAGGCGCGAAAAATATCACTGATTTTGGAATGTCTAATAATGATGTTATTGAATTTAGAATATATGATATTTCGAACAACTTATTACAACAAACAGGTGGTAATAATGTAAGATATATTCATAAAGATAATTTATCAAAATATCTATTAAGTACAACTGACCCTATTACACAAGAATTGATTTATAATATTGATGTTGAAAAATTAATTTATGAAGCAGGTTATGGTAATGGACAATTTAAAGTTTCATTTAATTTTTTAAAAAATTATTTAGGAAATGAGGATAAGAAACAAAGAGTATGGATACATGAAGTTTCACCTAGTAGAACTGAAATTAGAATAATGCCTTTATTGGGAAATGATGAAATTTTGAATCAAAAAATTACAAATAGATACAATTCTTTTTTAGATAAAGCAAATGAATTAAGAGAAGTTATTACTAATATAGAAAATACAATAGATTCAATTGAATTACAAATTAGTGATTTAATTGATAAATATTTTATTTCAACTCATGGTAAAGTGTGGTTAGATAAAGTTATAGCTGATTATAAATTTAATCATCTATCTTATACTTCATTTAAAACAAAAGTATTTAGTGATTTTAAAAATTCAGTTTACTATCAATTAAATGGTAAAGAATTTAATATTAATTCAGCTAATTATGGTAATAAAACAAATACACCATTTAATATAGATGAATTTTATAAAACAAATGATATAATATCAATATTACAAAATAGATTACATGAATCGATTGAATATAATTCATCATTTATTGCACAATATGATATTCCACAAATTGTAAAAGATTATACACAATCAAAAACTGATTCACAATTATTACAATCATTATTAGATACAACTTATACAACAAAAAGTAATCTAACACAAAACGATAAATTAGGTATAGTAAATAAAACACCAGTTACAATTGATACAACACCTATTACAACAATAAAAGAAGATGTGATAGTACCTAC